TCAATCCATAAACACATGTCACGAAACTTTTCATCTTTCCGGCCAACAATTTCAGCTTTCTTATCCTCTATTGTTTTTGCTTTTCTTCTTTTTGCCATAATTATTTTGTCTCCTATTGCCTAAAAGATGTCCCGGAGCCAAAACTCCGGGATAATTATTATGCAGCAGTTAATGCAAGAATCTCTTTGGCAACATCAATGTCGTCTACTGCCATCGGATTTTCATATCCTTTTTCTTTGGCAAGAGCAAGTAGTGGTTTTAGCACAGCTGCTTTGCCTTTATTTGCTATACAAAAATCTTTGATCTTAGCTTTAATCTCATTAAGCTCCTTTTCTTTCTTGTTAGATTCCTCTACAGCCGCAATCTGTTCTGCTCTCTTTTCTGAAGCTGCATCCTGCTCTTTCTTTAATTCTGCAATAGACTTTTTGCCTTTGCTTGCCTCTGCTTTAATGGCATCTGTAAGAGCCTGAATAAGAGAATCAACATTAAAATCGCATTCCGGAACAATATCT